TAACAATCTTTGCTTACGCATCAATGAGTGCAGATAAGTATAATGATTCATTAGATAAAATAAGGGCAACTGCTCAAACAAATGTAATCACCCTAAACGCTTTATTGTCAATAGCTAAAAATGAGGAGTTATCTTATTCAGCAAGGCAAGAAGCAATAAATAAGTTAAACAAAGATTACGATATATTCAATAAAAATTTAACTCTTCAAAATATAAATAGTAAAGAAACTGCTGATTCTGTAAAAAGATTAACTAGTGCTATTTATCTTCAAGCAGAAGCTCAAATTCTTCAAAATGAAATACAAGATGAGATAGCAAAAAGAAGAAAGTTAGAGGGTACTGATTTAAAAGATCAAGCTGGTTTATATGATAAATTTATTGGCAAGATAAGACAATTTAATACTGCACTAGGTACTGTAAGAGAAACAATGATGTTTGGTGGATTTGCTACTGTTGGTAGTAAAATGGCTAAGGGTCAAGAAGAATATAATAAAGCATTAGCTAAAGCTGGATTAAAAAACTTCAATTCTGATATGCAAAAGTCAGATGAGGCAATAAATAAATTAACAAAAGATTTAGAAAGTAATTTTACTGCATTAGCAAAGATAGGCGAATTAGACAAGCCAGATAAAAAAGATGCAGAAGAAGGTAGAATAAAAAAACTCAATGCAATATATAAAGAATTAGCAGATGCTAAAAAGAAAGTAGAATATGATACATTTTCAAGTGAATTAGAAAAAGCAAATACTTTAGTTGATGCTCATAAAAAAGCACTTGAATCACTTATTGAATTAGGTGTATCTCCTCTGTCTAAAGAATATAATAATGTTAGGGATTCACTACTTAAAGCAATGAGGAGTGTTAATGATGAAGAAGGTAAATTATTCGCAGCAAAATTACAAGCAAATACAATTTCTGAACAAGCTAAATTAGCAGCAGAAGCTGAATTAAAAGCAAAAGAAAAATCAATAGAATTACAGAAAGAACTAAATGCTTTAGGGAATGATTCAGTAGCTGGTGAATTAACAGATGACCCAACTTATGAAATTCTTACAAAGAGAAATGATGCATTTGATAAGATGAATAAAAAAATTATCGATTTCAGAAATTTAATGAGCGATACTGCAAATATTCTTGTTGGCCCATTATCTAGTGCTTTTGAAACTATGATTCAAACTGGTAATTTTGGAATTAAGGGTTTAATTGATATGTTAAAACAAATGATAGTTAAGTTAATTGCAGCAGTAGCAGCAGCAGCTATATTAGCATTAATATTTGCAGCAATTACTGGAGGAATGTCAGCAACAGCTGGTGGAGGTGGATTTCTTAAAATGTTCCAAGGATTAATGGGTGGTAAAGGTATGTTTCCTGGATTAAAGCCAAGAGCAAAGGGAGGTATATTTTCAGGCCCTTCTGCTGCACTAGTTGGAGAATATCCAGGTGCTAAAAACAATCCAGAGGTAATCGCTCCATTAGATAAATTAAAGTCTCTTATATCAGATACTGGTAATGGTGGTCAAATGATTGGTAAATTAGAAACTAGAATTAGTGGTAATGATTTAGTAATATTAATGAATAGGGCATCAAAAAATAGAAACGGATACTTTTAATGGCTTACGCAATAAAATACATATTTACCTTCTCTGATGTATACTGTACTGGTGAAGATTACTTAAAATACACTTGTAATATATATAAAAAGGATTACGTTGGTCCTACAATAAAAATATATGGTACAGGAGATCCATTAAGTATAGAAACAGAAAGAAGTGGTGATGTATCGTATAAGCCTATTATAAGCTCTGTAGCGACATTAAATGTTTTACTTCAAGATATAAGTGGCCTTGATCAAGTATGGGAAGATAATGACAATATATGGAATCTATATGATCAAATATGGGATGATGCTGGATTAGATATATTAGAGTTCTTAAATGCTGATTTAGATACATTTTATATAGATATATTAAAAGGAGCAAATACTATTTGGAAAGGTTATTATATACCTACATCTGATGTAGTAATTAGAGAAATAGGCCCAATAGAATTAACGCTTGTTTTTTCAGATTTATCATTATTAAAAACGATTGAATATTTTGATACAGATGAAGATGGAGATCCAATAGGATTTTTCCCTCATGAAATAGTATCGTTAAAAGACCTTTTATTAAATTCATTGTATTCAGCTAATCTCTTTAGCGAAATAAGAATAAACTTCCCAGATTCATATAAGATATTTAAAACCGATGGTGCTATATCAGCAGGTGGTGTACCAGAAAATATATATTTAACTTTAGAGGATATGTACCTTCTTAAAAACGCAATGTTTTTAAATTTAGGTCAGTATATGAGTTATTATGATATATTAGAAGGTGTATGTATTCGTTTTGGACTGATGATGTATCAGAAAAATAATATATTGTATGTTAGCTCATACGAAGGATTAATAAATAATACATCAAGAGTTTATAAGAGATATGCTTCATCTGCTGGTACATATTTAGGTGAAATAACAGAAACAGATAGCTTAATAGCTTTAAATAGCTCTACATTTAGAAATGTTGGAAGAAACCAAGCTGTTAGATATTCATTACCTTATAAGTATTTAGATATATCTACAAATTTCTCTGAATCTACAAACATATATAATGGTTTTCTTTGGGGTTATGAAGAAATAAGCACCTATAATATATTAAACGGTTGGCAGAACGTATTTAATGCTGGTTATCCTGTAGATGATGCGATAACAAAAACTGTATTTTCACCTACATCTACTACTTATGATTATGGTTATAAATTTTCTGTTGATGGAGATACAGTTATAAACAATTCAAAGTTTATACAACCTCTAACTCAAATAGAAGTAAACACAGGCGATTATATTTGCGTATCTACCAATTTTATAATGGATGCGATTTATGTACTTGATGGAGGTGCTACTGTTAATAGTAAGGCCACATTAGAATTGTTATGTGAGGATTCAGAAGGTAATCCATTTTCATATACATTAAAAACAGATGGTACTTGGTGGAATGGAACAGGAGCTACTCCAGCTATTGATATATTAAATCAAAATTATAAAAATATACTAATACCAAATAATGGAGTTTTAATATTTGAAATATTCTCTCCTTGGTCTACTGAAACACGAGCTGGATTTGATCCTGCATTATACGGAAGATACGCAACTATTCAAACATTCAGAAAATCAAGTAATCAAATACAGGCTGGTGCTTATATTCAACCAAATCTTCCTTCCGATATTGTATCAAGATCTTTTTATAAGGATGTATTAAATAATAATAAAGAGGTGCTACAATTATCTACATTCGTTAATTTATTTAATGGTGAAAGATATAATAATACATTTAGAGATTCTACATTTAGTAAATCAACTGCTGCACTTGTAGGTAATGCTGTTTTAACAAAGTATCGTGATTATGTACAGGATTCACAAATAGGTACTGCTGATTCTTCTCAATATAAAGTTGGTGAATCATTACAAAAAAACATAGGATTATTAAATACAACAATAGAAGGTACATTTAAATTTTCTACTTACTATGGTATAGGTGATAAGTTTTCCTATAGTATTACTGGTGGTCCTGATTCAAAATTTGCTATGTTGGATTACAAAATAAACTTTAAAAATGCACAAAATGATTGCATATTATATTCATGCAAATACGTTGATACAACTGGTTTAATTTATGTAAATAAAGAAATAGTAAAGAACTGATGACACACTTTGAAGCAGGTAAGATTGATGCTATGGCTAATGAAATAGAAAAGTTGAAAGACGATATGAAAGAAGTGAAGGATATGGTAAAAGATATATATCAATTACTTGCTGGTAATCCAATCGACCCAGATGCTGTTGGTTTAGTTAAAGAACATAGGGAGTTAAAAAGCGATTTCAATCAATTAAGATCAGAGGTAAAAAAGTATAAATCTTACTTCTATGCTGCTTTAACTTTAATTGGTATGGGTATATTAAAAACAATTTCTGACATAATAGGTAAATAATGAAATTAAAATTAATTAGAGAAGTATTTACTTCTACAGAAACTATTGGGTCTTTATTTATTGATGATGTATTTTACTGCTATACATTAGAAGATGCAGATAGAGGATTAAAGAAATCAATGAGTTTAAAGACTATACAGAAAACTAAGATATATGCTGCAACTGCTATTCCTTATGGAACTTATGAGGTATCGGTTACAATGAGTCCTAGATTTAAAAGAACAATGCCAGAAGTATTAGGAGTACCAGGATTTGCTGGAATTAGAATACATGGAGGTAATACTCATTTAAATTCAGAAGGATGTATATTGGTTGCTAAGTCTAGGTTTTTAGATAAGCCTAATCCAACGATAGCTAAAATAAAGAACTGGATATTAGGTTCTATGGAAAAGGATTTAACACAAAAGCTAGTTGATGAAAGTATTGAATTAGAAATAGTAAAGAAAGATGGCTAAAGTTAAAATATCAGAAGTTAAAAGCTTTAATGGAAATAAAAAGGTTAGTAGACCTGGTCGTCATTCCAAAAATAAAAGCTCTAAAATAAAAAGTAGTAAGAATTACTTAAAGAAATATAAAGGTCAAGGAAAATGAAAGAGAATTGGAAATCAAGTTTGATAGGATTTATTATAATTATATCAGGACTAGTATCAGTATTTTTAGATAAATCTAACTGGACAGAGGCAAGTGTTATTATAGCTACAGGGGCAGGTTTTATATTTACAGCAGATGCTAAAAAGAAATAAATGGATTATACCCCTCTTATTATTATCGCTACTTGCATCATCGTGTGGATTGCTCAACAGCAGGATAGTTACGAAGACTGATAGTATATTTATCGACAAAACAAAGCTGGTTACTACTAGAATAGTTGATACAATAATCACAATTAAGTCAGATACCTTAAAATTTAGTTTTAAGCAACCCCAAAGAGATACCACATTTAGCTTAACTAATAAAGATGGAGTAAAGGTACTTATAACACTCAAGAATAAGTATTACTACCTATCATCAATATCATTACCAAAGCAAATACCTATAAAAATTACTGAAAAAGTAGTTGAATATCGTAATGTTTATGTACGTGAGAAATCAAAGGTTGTAGCTAAGAAATCAAATTATAAGCAAATAGCTATATTTACGTTATCGATTATTAGCATTTTAGTTATTATCTTTATATTTAAACAAAAAATAATTAACTATGCAACACAGACCACGTTTAAATGAAGGTGAATACGATTTAGTAAAAAGCTTTAGAAACTCAAGTGTAGTAGGAATTATTGGCGATCGTCATGCTCCATTTACCCATCCAGATTATTTTAAATTTGTTTACGAAGTATTTAATAAGTTTCAGGTAGATACTATTGTAGATATTGGCGATGATACCGATTTTCATGCCCTTAGTTACCACGAATCTGATCCTGATGGACATTCTGCTGGTAGTGAATTACAGGCTGCTAGAGAGGAGCATAAGCAATGGTACGAGGCTTACCCAAATGTTTATGGATGTATGGGGAATCATTCTAGTTTACCATTTAGAAAACTTCAAACTGCTGGTATACCAAAATCAATGTTTAAATCATATAATGAAATGCTTGGTTATCCTGATGGTTGGAAATGGGGATATTCACACGAGATAGATAAGGTTCAGTATATCCATGGTACAGGAAGTAGTGGGGCACAAGGAGCAATCAATAGAGCTAGAGATAGCCGTCAATCAACAGTTATAGGTCATATACATTCCTTTGGTGGAGTTTCTTATTCAGCATCTGACAGAGATATGATATTTGGTATGAATGTAGGATGTGGTATAGACGTTAGAAGTTATGCTATGGCTTATGGTAAAGTATATGCTAAGAAACCTACGCTGGGTTGTGGTATTGTTATCGATGGCCGAGTAGCTTTATTTATTCCAATGAACTTAGGATCTAAAATAGAATGGATATGAGTAAATTAAAGGAAATATTTGAAAATCAGGAATCTATATTAGCCTTTGATGAGATGGTTGACTATATGATTAGTTTGGGAGAGCTTCTTAACATATTAGAAGATAGTAATGCTCCACAAAAGTATGCTTTGCAAATTAAGATTTGTAATGAAATAGATAGTATATTAGATTTATTAAGTTTTAATGGTAAGACTAGATTATAATAATCCACCTACTTTTATAGAGATAGGAAAGACTAAGAAACGAAAAATATATCTAGGGTATAATGCTATTTATGCAGGAATACATTACTCGGTAAGACAACGAATAGTTAGTGAATTAAAGACATTTCTTAATACAGAAGAGTTTAGTCAGGTAGGACTAATTACAGAACCAGTTAGAGTACGTATAATATACTACAGAAATCTAAAGAATTGGGATTTGGATAATAAGTGTGGGTTATGGGCAAAGTGTTTCTTAGACTTAGCTAAAGGAAAGATATTCCAAGATGATAATGTAAGGTACGTAAAGGAACTTGTTTATACTTATCGTGAAGGCGATGATAGGTTAGTAATTGAGGTAGAGTTGATATAAAAAGGAAAGGGGGATACTCTCCCCCAATCTTTGTCTATAGGAGAACCAAACCAACCTACTGACAGTAACCACGTTATAAATATACCGAGAAAAATTCTTACTTCTTATAATAGTTATCTACACTAATCCTTTTTTGTCAAGTTATAAGTTTACTTTTTTAATAGATTTGTAAAGCTATATGTTGACAAACATCATAAAGTGCAAAATACTGCACAAATGTTGGAATTTATAGGAATTATCTATTATTATTTGACATAAAGTGTAATATAATGCACATTAATTCGAATTAGGAATGTAATACTGATCTACCTTAAGACCTTCCTTCTCCTCATTCTTCATAATCAGCTGTACATTGAATATAATAGCAGATAAGTGATCTTCATCTTGCTCAACTCCATTCTGTAAGTTAATCTCAAACTTTGCTAAGTGTCTATGGAGAGATTCTATTGCTGTTTCGGTAGGTTGACCTTTCCTCCAGTTCCCTTTCTCGTAATGATTAGCTCCCATCCTTAATAGATAACCATATCTTAAACGTACATAAGCATCTAAATGACTAGGCAATGGCTTATTACTATCGTTATCCCTTTGGCTTCCAGATTCAAATACCCTTTTATTTTTTGTTTTATTATTGTATAATCCTATTTCTTCATCAAATTGCATAATTTGAGTAAGCATATTTTTTTGTAAATCTTTTTGAAAATCAGCAATTGGATTACTTTTTTTTTCTTCAACAAGTTCGTAGTGTATTCCAGGTATTCTTTTCATTTATCTTTAATTATATCATTCCTGAATACAACTTTTAAGTCATTATAACTATCTTCTGCTTTATTACCCCAAAACATATCACACTTACCATCTTTAAAAGGTACTTCCATAAACCAACTTTGCCAACTTGATTGATTTGCAGTATGTCTATAACACTTTAATTTTAGATCACATCCATCACCTGTACACATTGTTATATCTGCCATATTATTTCTGTATAAGTTGACGTAAAGCCATTACTATTTTATGAAGTTCCTCTTCCTTTTGTTTTTTAAGCCTCATGAGATCTTTAATCTTTTTTGCCTGTAAAACCTGTTCTTCTAATATATCCAAGTATCCCATTATTTTAATCGTTCTGCCCAAAAGAAGTCTCTTCTGAAGTTGTATTCATTAGTAGCAAAAGGTTTTTTATCTCTATCTAAGTATTCAAAAATTATAACCCTACCAAGTATCTTGCTTGTACCTTTAGAAACTTCTCTAAGTCTTACAATTTCATTTGTAGACCCCGAAAACCTCCATTCAGAACCAACTAAACTATCAATAGAATCATATTCAATACTCATTCTTTTCTATCAATCTCCTAAGCCTAGTTAAGGTCTTGCTAGAATCCTCATAAAATCTATCTTCTTTATCGACGATATTTAAATTATAAAGAGCCTGGCAAAACCTTATTTTGGGATTCATTAAAAGATAGTCCTCCAATAATTGCAATATTTCTATTGTTGTATTATTCTTCGGATTGGACATCTTCCGTTTCAGCTTCTATTTCAGCTTCCTTCTTTGGAATAAATACATCGATGGCTTGTTTTACTACTACTGCATCATCTAATGATAATACTCCTTTTGATTGTGCAACTATTGCTACGTTAATTAAAATTTCTAATGCTTTGTTCTGATCCATAATTTATTTAATTTAATTTAATTTTGCTGTGAAGGAAGGACTCGAACCTCCAAACTTGAGAAAAGATGATGAAATAAAAACTCAAGCACTATCGTGACAGGATAGCGTGTCTGCCAATTCCACCACCTCACATTCCGATAACTTATTCAAATATAATTAAAAGTAATCCCTATTGACTGAAAAGTTATCTACAATATCATAAAAACTCGAAACTGCTAAATTGGTATTCATTAATGCCTTCCCAATATCTCCATTACGGTTCTTTCTAACATAGGTAACACATTTACCTTTACTATCTTGCATTACATCATTATAGTCAAACTCTTTATAATCGTAGTATTCTGGCCTCCATAACATTAATACCATATCAGCATCCTGTTCTATACTACCTGATTCTCTCAAGTGGTGCATATAAGGTACTTTAGGATCAGCAGTTTCTACGGCTCTTGATAATTGACTAATGGCAACTATTGGAATATTTAATTCTTTAGCGAGTAACTTTATCTTTCTACTAATTTCCGAAATCTCATTCTCTCTTGTTCCCTTATTACCCTTTGAAGAAATCAACTGTAGGTAATCGATAAATATTATTTCAACATTGTGTTTACGTTTCATCGTAATTGCTCTTGATCTAATTTCATCTATTGTAGACCCAGCCTTATCGTCAATATAAATAGGTAACTCTGCAATATTTTGAGCCTTCTTAAAATAATCTAATAAAATAGGTTCATCTAAGTTAGTTATTCTGGAGTTACATATTTGAGATTCTATAGCTGCAAACTTTTTAGTTAATTCAATACTACTCATTTCTAAACTAAAAAATCCTACTGGGGTATTGTCAAACTTAGCAAGTCTATAGGCAATATTAATTCCAAATGTAGTTTTACCCATACCTGGTCTACCTGCAACAATAATCATCTGCTGGTTTTTAAATCCTACAATAAGTTTATCTAAATCTACGAACTTACTTCTACATCCATTAAAATCTCCTTTAAGCTCATTTTCCTGCTCTCTAATCAATTCTATTATACTTTCACCTAAACTTATGCCACCTATATTAGAAACTTCGTTAGAGAGGCTTAAAATCACTTGGTTAGCAGTTACCATATTCTCATCAATGTCAATACTTAAATCATAAAGTCCATCAATTAATTTATTTGCAGTTAAAATACCGCTACGTCTTTCGTGAAGTTCAAGAAGTATATAGCAATGGTATTCAAAAGAAGTTTTATTACTTGTCTTATCAGATAATCCAATCAGGAAGTCTAATCCTCCAATAGAATCTAATTTATTATTGTTTCTAAGGGTATTGCTTACTGATACAATATCTATCGGCTTAGAGGTTGAATACAATGATAGGATAGAAACAAATATGTCTTGAAGTCTTTGATTGTAAAAACAATCTTTGTTTATAATATTTATTGCTATGTTAAAACTATTACTCTGGGATAGGATAGTACCTATTACCTGCTCTTCTATTTCTATATTTTGTGGTTGCTGTTTCATTACGCTTTTATTATAATTGGTTCTTTTTGTTTTTTGGTTTTAACAGCAGAGTTTAAATACTTCTCAAAGTTTGTAGGTGTGAATAAAGTTGAGGGTCTTAAATACTCTTCCCATTCAGTACCTATCCATTTACTGGCCATGGTTGTAATAACACTTTTAAAATCTTCTAAGGTATAACCTTCTGCTATCCTGCCATTGATAAATCCTTGAGTAGATTTGTTACCAGATTTAAAGTTTGTTTTAGCAGTATCGTTTAGGAAATCGATTATCTCGACAATAGTATTATTATTTATATTATTAATATTAGTATTATCTCCCCATTTTTGGGGATAGGTCTCATCATTTTTGGGGATAGCTCTCCCTATTTTTGTGGATAGGGTCAAAATCCTTTTATTACCACTTGAAAAGTCTATAAAGCTATCTAATAAATCATAGAACTCAAGTTCACTAATCCATCTACTAACAGTATTTTCTGACTTATTAAAGGCTTCTGCAAAGAACTTATTTGATGCAGTACATTTACCATACCTGTCACAAAAATTAGATACGATACCGTACATTAATTTAGCATTAGCAGATAAATCTTTATGGTGGAAGATATTGGCTGGAATTACAAAGTAATACCCATGGTCTTTATTCATAACTTGTTTGGTTTTAAGTTAATTTATTCTCGTTCTCTAACGAATAGTTTTAATATTTTTTCATTGCTTTTAAATGTAATATTTGAACCTGTATTATTTCCTAAAGTAAATGTAATCTTTTTCTGATCTTCCGTTGCATCTTCCTTAGAATTAGCAAAAACTATTGGTTCGTCATCATCAAACTGAAAACACCATTCACAATTATTGACAATTATATCTACAGGTACTATTTCTTTTTTCTTTTTCTTAGCCATTGTATTTTGTTTTAGTATACTTTTCGTAAATTGATTTGTAAATAAGTTTCATATAAAGATCGCTTTTAAGATAAAATTTAGTTGAATCATTTAAGTGCATAATTGTTGTTCTATTTCTAAGATTAGGAACTATCTGCTCTACGTAATGTTCACTTATTTTATGGTAATCTTTAAGAATGTAGAAAAAAACTCTTCTTGCGTCGATAAGTTTTCGATGACGTTTAGGACTATAAAAATCATCAATATTAATCTCCAATTCTCGGCAGCAAATATCTGCTAATTTATCAATATCACTTTTTAATATCATCTAGTTTGGTTTTAAATCTTGATTCACTTTTAGGTATTAATGGCTTATCTCCTTTTATTACTGGGTCTAATGCACCACAACAATTACAAATATATCCTAATGACTTTAACTTATGGTAAAATAATTCAAGAAATGCCTCGTAATAATCTTTATAAATTCCTTCTTTAATATATTCAGGAAAGTGGTTAATATAGTAATACGTAAGAGTTCTATCCTTATTTATTTGTGAAGATATATAATCAGGTGATTGACCAAGTTCTGAACTCATAACATAAGAAACCATCATCCTAACTGCTGGAAGTGGAGTTACCCTACTAGCTCTTCTTATAGCGTTCGGGTTTACTCCTGTTATATCCTTGATTGCCTCAAATGCTATAGTCCATCTATAGTCATCAACAAACTTAGCTTTAGAAAGGGAGATCGTCTGCGACTTGTACTTTCTTGGCATTTTCTCCTTTTATGTAATCGTTTAAAACCAGGAAGTGAGTAGAATAACCTTGAGCTTCTTTACGCTTCACCAGCTTTAGCTTTAAAGTTTCCTGCTTAGTACCATCCTTAGTAACAAAAGACTTCTTAAATTGTGCATTCTCTGCGTCTAATAAGATTTCCTTTAACTGGGTTAAGTTAAGATCTACTAATAAATCCTCTCCCATTAATTGACCACTACCACAGAATTTTGATTTTTTCGTTTCCATTTTATTTGTTTAATTTATGTAATAAAGATTGTTTAAAATAATTTGCTACTTTTAGTTTTTTATGAATTAATGATACATCTACTTCGTCTTTATTTATAGATAGGTGAACCATCCTTAAAGATTCTTTTTGCCTAGGGTCATAACTAACAAAATACCAATCGTTGATTCCTGTTAATATCGCATAGCCTTGTATCTGATAATAATACTCTTTCCTAGCTTTCCTAAAATCTTCTTTGCTAAGAAGTAAGTTATCCAAATGAATAGACGAATTATAAGGACACTTAACCTCAATGCCAAAAGACTTATCTTTAGCAATACCATCAGGAGTTCCACAAAAATAATCATTGTAAATAATAAGACCTGGCCTGATAATTTCAGTATCCACAAGATCCGAAAATATATTAATTGCTTCATCTTCATAAGAGTTACCCCAAGCTGTTGCGGCATTAGAAAATTGTGTTTCTTCGCTTAAATCTTCTATTAGAGTTTCTGTAACCTTTTCTTTAACATAAGTAATTGCTCCCTGACTAAGAACCTCTGTCTTAATCCTTGGCTCTGTCATTAGTCTATGAAGTTCACTAGGAGTAAACCTTCCATACCTTTCCGATTTCC